GACCTTGGCGACCTCCTCGCGATGCGCGGCGACAGCCGCCGCCACCTCGCCCGAGTCCGCCGGCAGCGTCCTCGTCCACCACGCCACGGCCCACGCCTTCTCGGACTCGTCCGCGTAGTCCAGCTCGTTGACGAACTTGAACTGGTGCAGCAGCTCGCCCACGCGGCGCTCGATGATGTTCTTGGCCTTGACCTCGCCGAAGCTCGCGTTGAGCCACTTGTCGTCGGCGATGCGCTCGTAGGGCACCAAAGGTCCCATCTCGCCCGCGAGGTCGTAGTAGTGGCCACTGAGCGCGGCGAGGCGTCGGGCCCTGCACTCACCGTCGTATCGGTCTATCTCGGCCTTGTACTTATCGGAGAGCTTGTCGATTGGCGCCGTGATCTCGCCGATGGTCTTGTCGAACGTCTTGAGCAGGTCGCTGTACTTCTTCTTCGCGGCCTTGCGCTGCGCCTCGATGGGCTTCTTCACGTCGTTGACCGCCGTGCGGTACTTCTTCGCCGCCTTGAAGTCCTCGTCCTTCTCGATGCGCTTGACGTCCACGTAGTCCGCCAGCTTCTCATCGACGTTCTTCTTGAGCTTCGCCAGCTTGTCCTCGAGTGTGTCGTCGATGGCGAGCGACGCCACCAGCGTGTCGAAGTCCTCCTCGAGCGGCACGGCCTCGACCGCCAAAACCTCGTCTGCCATTAGAAGCCTCCCAGCAGGTCGTCGTCGGTCGCGTACTCGGCGGGCGCGGGCTCATAGACGGGCGCGGGCTCCGGCTCGGGGGCTGCGGGCTCGGGTTGCGCCTTGCGGGCCGCGATCTCCTCCTCCATCCAAGAGGCCGCGCGGCGCGCCTGCATGACCGTCATGTCGTGCATGGAGCCCGACGTGCAGCCCACGGCTGCGCAGATGGCGGCCATGGCACCGGCGCTGTCGAGCGCGGTCGCCGCCATAAACGGCTTGAACAGGTCACGCACGGGCTGCAGGTCGGCCACGGGCTCGACGCTCTCGGCCTCGACAGCCTGAGTGCCGGCGCGCATGTCCTGCGCGACCTTCTGGTCCATCTCCTCGCCCGTGTACATCCCGCCGAACTCGCCGGGGTAGGCAAGGCGCCACGCGCCGGCCTTGGCGCACTTCTCGATCATGACGCCCGGCATCTTCGCCCAGTTGCTCTTGCCGGTGCTGTAGTCGTTGAGCGCCAGTTCCACGTAGGCCGGCTCCTTGCCGTCCTTGAACTGGACCTCGGCCCAGCCGCCGAGCAGCTGCTCGCCCACCTGCTTGTAGACGGCGCTGCCGCGCTTCTTGACGATCTGCCCCTCGCGCATCACCACGACGCCGCTCTTGATGCCGCCGTAGCTCTCCTGACGGTTGGCGCGTCGGTTGAACACCTGATAGCTCGTGATGATGCTCGCCGGCGCGCTGCCGTACTTGACGAGGTAGACCTCCTTAGTGAAGGGGTTCAGGTGCTGGCGGTTGCAAAGCTCCACGCAAAGCGCCAGTTCGCTGTCGGTGGCGTTCGGGCACAGGCGCTCGCGGATGTCCTGCGAGGTGAACTTGACGGGCATGCCCGCATCGTCCTTGAACTCGATGATCTCGTTACTCATCGACGCTCACCTCGCATCCGTAGAGCTTGGAGATCGTGGCGACGGCGCCGTTCTCGGCGTAGATGTCCTCGCACTTCTTGCCGTACGCGATGATGACGGCCAGGAAGTCGCGGTCGAGCTCGATGGGCTCCTCGTCCATCAGCACGGGCGCGACCGCCATGCCGTAGGCGACTCCGCGGAGCACCGCGGGGTCGACCTTCTCCTCGAGCGCCTCGGCGTTGAGCTCCGTGTTGATGAGGACGTTGCCAACGGCCTGCCTCATGAGTTCCTTGAATGCCTTTCGTTTCATTTACATTTCCTCCGTTTCGTCCCTGCGCCCGGACCAACCGGGCGCTATCGATATGTCCATGCGCTCGGCCTGCCCGCGCACCCTGGGGTGCTTTACCACGTGCAGGTCGACCACTTGCGCGTCGTCGGCCCAGACGAGCCCGTTGAGCGCGTCCATGACCAGCTTGCCCTCGTTGTCCCCGTCCGGCTTGTAGGTGTCCGGCTCAGAGCGCACGCGCTTGGGCCGGCTCTCCGGCAGCGGACGGTAGGCGTCGACGTTGAGAATCACCGGCTCGTGCGGGCCAAAGGGCAGGAGCTGGATGCCAGCCTCGGCCATCGCCTCCGCACACGCCGCCGCGATGGCCCGCTCGGCCCTCAGCGTCTCGGTCGGCGTGTACATCCGTGCGTGCCTGCGGTCGAGCCTGTGGCGCTGCTTGCCCGCCGCGAACATGACGGTGAACGCGAATCGCCCGCCGCTCACAGTACCGACCCCGTCTTGCAGTTCATGATCTTCATCGTTCCTCCTAGTAGTACATGCCGCTCGGCGCCGTGCCCTCGATGGCACCGGCGACGGCGATGAGGCCGATGAAGATCACGAGGCTCAGGACGCTGCGGGTGCGCTCTGGCAGCGAGTGCCACCAGGCTGACACCCGGTCGCTAAGCTGCAAAAGAATCACTCCCATGCGTCCCCTCCTCAATCCACTCGTCGACCCACTCCGGGCGCACCATGCGCCTCACCTTGCGCCCCTCGGGCAGCTGCGAGCGCAGGCGGCCCGCCTTGCACTCGATGCGCAGCGTGTCGTAGGGCACCCCCGTCACCCTCGACGCCTCGCGCAGCGTGTACATCAGCTTGTGCCTGATGCCAAGCTCGTCAGCCATCTGCTGGAACGTTTTGACTCTGCTAGAATCCATGAGTGGCCTCCTTTCAGGTCTGGAGCCGTCCCCGCTTTCCACACCGGGCGGCTCTTTTTTTGTCGCTTGCTTTCGGGGCCTCGCCCCCGGCACGGCACCGGTAGGGAACGTCCCCGCGGATGGTTATTGGAGAGCCGCGGGGCAACGGTGCCGCCCCGGGGATGGGGCCCGCGGGTATTGCCTGAGCGGCAATACCCGTGTTGACGCGTTACACACGCGTTAGGCTTCGGGCCATGATTCGTAGACAGCAGACATATCGCCCGAAGCACGTCCGACCAGCGGGCCCCCTACTCGTGCGGCTCGTCGACTGGGTCGAGCGGCACCCTCGCATCAGCGCCGCGATCGTCCTCGCCGGGTTCATCGACGACGCCTGCGACCTGCTTGGGCGCGTCGTTGATCTCGCGATGTTTCTCATGAAGCTCGCGGGTGTGCTCTAGCACGAACGCGACCGCGAGAACGTCGAGGAAGACCCGGACGGCCGCATGGATAAGGTTCAACATCGCCACCGCCCCTACTTTGTGCCCACGATCGGCTGGGAGCCCTCGGGCACGACGACGAGGTTGCCGTCCTTTCCGATGCTCTTGAGCGCGTCGATGTAGTGCTGCTGGAGGACCTGGTCGTTGAGCGAGTTCGCGAGGACGGCGTTTGCGTCCGCCTCGCCCTGCGCCTCGATCTTCTTTGTTTCGGCCTCGACCTTGGCCGTCTCCTGCTCGTTCTGGGCCTTCTGCTTGGCGACCTCGGCCGCCTGCGCCTCGCTGTAGCTCTTGGTGATGTTCTTCGGGTAGCGGACGTCCTGCACGCTCACCTGCTCGACCGTGAGGCCTATGCCCTTCCACTTCTCGGTGAGGGCCTTCTGGACGGCCTTGGTGAACTGGGAGCGGTCGGTGAGCATCGTCACCGTGTCGAAGCCGCCCGAGACCTCGCGGGTGACGGCGCGGACGTCGTTGGAGATGTACTTCTCCACGAAGCTCTCCTGCGTGCCGTACTCGCTGTAGAGGCTGAGCGCGGCGTCGGGGTTCAGGGAGTAGTTGACCTGGATGTCGATGTTGGCGCTGGCGCCCGACTTGTCGTTGATGGAGACCTGCTTGCCCTCGTAGGAGCCGCCGTCCACCTTGTAGTCGGTGTCCCCGTAGAAGTTGATGAGGTTGTTGCGGACGTCGTAGGTCACGACGTCCTGCCAGGGGGCCTTGGCGTGGAAACCGGCCTCGGAGGTCGAGCCGGCGAGCGAGCCGCCGAGGTTGCGGATGACGCAGACCTCGCCGGTGTCCTGCGTGTAGAGGCAGGCGGAGGCGGCGATGACGGCACCTACCAGGACGAGGGGCAGGGCGCACGCGGGCGAGACGATGCGGGCCTCGTACTTGTTGCCCCAACAGTCCTCGGGGCCGGCGGCCCTCTCGCGCTCGGCCTCGTTATACCGCTTGATGGCGACGGCGGCAGCCACGCCGCCGAGTCCCAGACCCGCTCCGATAATCAGTTGAATCATGTCGCCCTCCCTAGAGCTCGAAGTCGGAAAAGTCGCGGGCATCGGCGGGCTCGGCCTCGACCGTGATGGCCTCGGGGATGTTCCAGCCGCCCAGCTCGATGTCGATGTAGTTCTCGTTCATGGTTCTCTCCGTTTCGCTTTAGGATGCTTAATTTCCCTTGATTGGTAAATAAAAATCTTCGACTTTGCAGCCGAGATAGTTGGCGAGCATGACAGCCGTGGGAAGTTTCATCTGGGACGGGTCTTTCTCATACGCTCGATACGTCTGAACCGTCACACCCAAAGCGGCAGCTATTGACTCCTGATTGAACTTCGCCGCCTCTTCAATAAACGGCTTCTGTCGGCTCTCTCGGATTGCCTTGAGCTCTTTCATCTTACCTCCTCCCTTTCGTTGACCTAATAATACTTTATTTTCCCTAGCATGGCAATTACTTTTATCTAGTTTTGAAAATTATTTTTCTGTAGCATGGAAAACTAAGGAGGTAGATGGTTATGGAGTTCTCTACCAGATTGAAGCGGATACGCTTAGATTCAGGCCTTACTCAGGCAGAACTTGCCGACAAACTCGGAATAACAAACAGGGCTGTAGGTGCCTGGGAAAGCGGCAGATCAAAGCCGCGCCTCGACAAAATGAAGGAACTTGCAGTTCTGTTCGACACCACGGTAGCTGACCTCATGGGAGAGGACGCCACCGAGACCGCGATCAGCGGCACCTCGCGCATGGTGCCCCTGCTGGGCTTCGCCCACATGGGCGAGCCGTGCGACGAGGGGAACCTCGCCGACGAGGTCGAGGTCCCCGCCTCCATCGCCGAAGCGCACCCGCGCGGCTTCATGGTCCACGCCCAGGGCGGCTGCATGGACAACCGCTTCCCCAACGACGCCCTGCTGCTCGTCGACCCCGACATGGAGCCGGTCAACGGCCAGCCCGTGCTCGCCGAGACGGCCGACTACGGCGCCGTGGTGCGCAACTACACCCGGGGCCGCTCGACGGTGATGCTCACGGCCGACAGCCACAGCGGCGAGTACGACGACATCCTCGCCGGGCCGGACGACGAGCCGGTGGTCTGCAAGGGCCGTGTCGTCTGGTACATGGGCGAGCGGGACGAGAGGGGCTAGAGCGTGGAGCGCGCGACCTACAACGTCTACTGCGACGAGAGCTGCGTCACCTCCTCGGCCTCGGACGACTTCATGGCCATAGGCGGGATAATGTGCCCCCTTGACCGGAAGCGGGAGATCGTGAGGAAGGTGGACCTGCTCAGGGCCTACTACAACGTGCAGGGGGAGTTCGGGTGGAAGACGGTATGCCCGTCGAGGCTCCCCTTCTTCCAGGCACTGGTCGACCTCTTCTTCTCGGACCCCGGGCTCAGGTTCCGCGCGGTCGTCGTCAGCAGGCGCGAGACGAACTTCGAGGACACCGAGGAGATGTTCCAGAAGGTCTACTACCAGGTGTTCAACAACTGGCTCGACCGGAGGGACTCGTACCGCCTGTTCATCGACCGCCGAATCGACGAGCGCGACAGGGTCGACACGCTGAGGAGGTGCCTGATAGACACCTTCCAGTTCGGCGATGCGGTCCGCTTCGTCGAGGAGGTCGAGTCTCACGAGAACGACCTGATTCAGCTGGCGGACCTGTTCATCGGGGCGCTTGCGGCTTCGAGAAACGGGCATCTGCAGGTCGAGGGGGCGAGCGGTGCCAAGCTTCAGGTATGCCGCGACATTTGCCGCAACCTGGGCACGAGCACCCTCGCGAGCTATGAGACGTGGCCCTCCGAGCAGAAATTCAACGTATTCCATTTTCGCGGCCGCAGGAACATGTGATGGCTATGGGGTACTCCATCGACCAGAACGGTCATCTCGACCTATCGCGATATTTTTTAGGTTTTGGCTATGACATGTTTCAAGTGCGAGACGTCTCACACGACTATTTCTTTGCCGAACTCACAAGGCCGCTATATTGGAACGGGTTGCCGGTGATAGGGCTGAACAGCGAAGCGAAGTGGCGGCATCTGATTTGCGTCCACGGACGCGACGGGCTCCCCTTGAACCCGATAACGGACATCGAGCTTGAAAGAGTGAAGCGACTTCCCCTCATTCCAAAGGTTCTAGATAGACGAATCGACCTCGATATTTTCAGCCAGACGAACAAGCGCGGCAAGGAGGACAGCATAAGCGTGGTGGCAACCGGTCCAGACATTAACTACCTCGTCACCCTCGGCGCTCTTCCCGGAAAGTACATTTTCCGAAGCGCTTACCCCGCTGGAAGCAAGTACGTAGGAAAAATATGGGACAGGGTGAATCGCCCGGAGAAATACCGGAAAGACGGAATCACCCAGCTAGTCGAAAGATATAGGAAATGAAAAAAGGAAAACCCCGGATTTCGGGCCCCGAGGTGCGGCCAGGTCCTGAGCTTTAAGCAAAGGGCTCGGCCCTATTATGCCTCAGCGGCAGTAAAAGTAAACCGAACAAGTTATGGAGATTGGAAACAGCGATGGAAAAAGCAGGAGGCGCTGTTTGGGCGCCTCCAGAGGACTCCTTCACACACACGGTGGATGAGCTATCCCGATTATCGCCCCATCGCGGCGAAATTCCAAGCGTCTACATCTAGGGAGGTGATGCCCATGAAAGCAAAAAATCTCGGGACCGCAGGCTGACGCCGCTGCCCCGAGACTAAGGAGACGGCCCCTGCACTTTGGAACGTGAGACGGGGCCGGAGTCAGAACCGGGCGAAACGGAGAATAAGCCCGCAATCTGAACGGATCTGATTATATGACAAAGTACTGAGACAGTTTGCCGCAGCTCGCTATTGATGCTGACCAACAGGCAAAACACGCTGAACGTACCGCAACACACTGACCGTACTTAGGGTCTTACGCCCACTTGGGATATTCGAGGGATACGAGAAAGGGGCCGTGGCGACGAACCGCCACG